TAAATTTATTGTAAAAGCATTAATTGTCGATAAGTTATTGCAGGATTTATTAAGTTTGTCCGAGAAGAACCATTGTTTACTTCGTAGTATTAGTAATATAATAAATTAAATACAGAACATATGTTCTGGTTAGGAGATGGAGTTAACGCCATGGAAAAATCTTATACTATAATTGAATTGCCTTCGAGTTTTAAGTGGCTGTATGACATGGGACATTTTTTTGTAGACCCTAAATATGAGCGAGAATTTTTATCTGCCTTTCCTTGCCTTAATAAGCAATAAAGCCGCTTCTTTGACATGCTCAACCGGGACATCATTCTCTTTGAGCATATCTATTATTACAGCATATGGGTCATCGTTAATTTCTGGTTTTAATGCCGAGGGTTCCTCTGACATGGCGTCCGCTAATAATAAGTAATTGGGCGTTATATCCAATACCCTGGCTAATATTGCTATGGTTTGTGGTGGAATTGAGGTGGTATAACCTCTTTCCCAATTTGAAATTACTTGTGGTGTAACATTAATAATTTTTGCTAATTGCTTCTGTGTTAAATGCTTTCTTTTTCTGGCTTCTCGCATACGATCTCCAGGCTTCATTTCAATCCCCCTCGATGGATAGTTTAACAATAATTAACAATATGCGATATAAAACTAACGAAAAATGAGAAAAATATTTTATTTTATCTTGACAGTAACGAAAATCGTTAGTAATATATATATAACGGAATCCGTTACAAGGAGGTGTTACAAATGGTATATGAAAATGTTGAAAAAATAAGAATTGCCAAGGGGGTTACAAAAACCTATTTGGCAAAACATTTAAATTTAAGCCTTCAAGGCTATAGGCATATTACCTCTGGCGGTTCCCGGTTAGACGTAGAAAGACTCAAAATAATAGCCAATATACTCGGAGTTGAAATAGCCGTTTTTTTTGACAACCAACTAACGGAATCCGTTGTTAAAGAATTTCTTAAACCCACAGGCACAGACGGAAATTAATTATATTTTAGGAGGCTATAACCATGAATTTTTGTCCCCATTGTGGCAATTCATTGGCCCATGACCCCAAAGTGATAACTGTCCCGTCCAAGTTGCTGGCAGATAAAATCCAAGAGCGTTTAGTTGATTATGGCTATCCAGTTAACATGAGACCCGAAAAATACCAAGCCTATATCGGAGTAAGAAAAACTCTTTCTTTATTGGTTCCCGAAATTACGGCGAGCAGGGAATTACCGGCCGACTCTTTTAAGTTGGCCGTTGAAGAGTTAGACAGAATTTTGCCGCCGACCTCTATGCAAACAGCATAACCAAAAAGACAGTTTTGAGTCATTAATTTATTTATGGAAACAGAGGAGATTTAAGTAAGGTTTTGGGCAGGGTCAGAACGGGGGATGACGACACTGCTCAGGATAAAGCAACTTAGACAATATAAAAATTATTCTATTCGCAAACTATCAGATTTAACCGGCATTCCCAAAAGCACTTTAAATGATCTGGAGAACAACAAGGTCATTCCCAAAGAACAGGATTTAGAAATCATAGCCAAAGCATTAGGAGTAACCCAAAAAGAATTATGGAAAGGAGACTGAATATGCCACGGTACCCTAAGAAGCAAAGGCCTGTATTCACTGATTATTCAAGTTTACCTGTCGTTCTTAAGACGTGCCACATTGTTGATTTAATGGACTGCTGCGAAGCTACCGCAATGGAACTATTTCGCCAGTGGGATAAGAAGAAGCTGCTTACAGTAGTTTGGTGCGGCAACTCTCCACGAATTAACCGAGATGCCTTTTTACACTACTTTAGCGGAGGTATATTATCCGGCCCCAATAGAGATAAGGAACAGAAGCCCCCGCAGGCTATAGGACTTTGATATTAAGGGGGAGGGGGTTAGCCACCCGGCCCCAGCGGGGAGAACCAGAACCAGGCAGCAGGGGGATGAATTATCAAAGAGCGAGGGGAGGGGATAGGTTGTCTTACATTTTCATTATAGGCAGGGAGGAGGGATGAAAACAGTGCCCAAAAACGACCCCTTTACACTCTCCTTAAAGAAAGACCTCAAAGAAAAAGGGATCACGCTACAAGAAACGGCAGAAGCAATATGTAAGAGTTGGAGCCAGTTTAGGAGAGAGTACAGAGGAAAAACAAAGTTAGGAATAATGCCAGTGGACACGGTAGCAAGTTTAGCTCAGGAAGGGCTAATAAGCGAATCAACAATAGATACCTACTGGCAGGCAGTTAGAACAGAGCTGAGATTTAAAAAAGAAAAGCCCTGCTGGAAGCAGAGCCTTATAAAAATTGCAATTTCATTATATCACAAATTTTAATAAATCAATATCCGGCCCCGGTTAGTGTTGGATGACCGGGGGCCATAACAAAAGAAAGTGAGGCGATAGCATGAGAGCTACCGGCATTGTAAGAAAAGCAGATGAATTGGGACGTATCGTTATCCCTAAGGAATTGAGAAACACCATGAGTATTGATGAAGGGACTCCGCTTGAGATATTCACCGGCAATGGTCAAATAGTATTACAAAAGTATCAGCCCGGCTGCATCTTTTGTGATGGATTCGAAAATTTAACGGACTTTGCGGGGAAGCAGATCTGCCCGGCTTGTATAGTGGCTTTAAGCAACAAGGTAAAGAAATCGGCGTAAATAACATTCGGGCGGTGGCGGAATAGGTAGACGCTAGGAAAGTTTCAAAAGTGAGTGTGCATAGCTTGCGAGTAATTCTTTTCGAGGGAGTAGCTCAGCCAGGTAGAGCAGGGAGCCCCCCGAGCGATGGTTCAAATCCATCCTACTATGCCGGGTGCGAATCCCGGCCCGCCCGACTCAAAGAAAGCGAGGGGGTACCTGATGACAGTAGATAACCCCATGATATTACAGGAATGGACCATCAAGCGTGACGATCAGTTTAATGATGATGATCCTAGATGTGAACCGGAATATAACGAATAAGGAGGATTATTTAATATGAATATGGCAGCACCACAGGAGAATAAAGAGAAAAACAGTCTTGCTGAATTTGCTAACTTGGGGGACGGAGCGGTCTTTATTAAGAGGACTGCCTCTGGAATTATAAAATCAGTCAAGGGGAGTATCCTTCTTCGCGAAGAACTAGGCCAACTGGCGGAAATAACCCCTGGCAAAGTCATGATCACGGCTAATGGCTATAACGAAATGAACAAGATAGCCAGTCTGTCGATTATCACGCCCAAAACTTTAACCCTTCCCAGTGGTGATATAGTTGTAAATCCTTATCCCATTATAGATCCAGCGAGCAAGACTATCGAAAAAGTCTGGGTTAAAAAAATGGCCGTAGGATTTAGCCCGATAGGCAATCTAGTTATCACCAGTTCAACCCTTCTATACGATATCACAACCTATTTTCTTCAGGACCTAGCCAAAAAAGTTCAGTATAACAAGGATGCTGGAAAAGTAACCATGGGCGCATTGCTTACCGACGATGATCTTAAAAAAGGAACTTTCCATCCCATTCAGGGAGACCTGGGCATTTGGGTTGATTACACCCACAAGGAAATCCTTAAAGCTTTAGACACGTTCATCCAGAACAAGCTCTTCGCAGAACGAAAAGCTCAAACTATATGCGAACGCAATGTAATGAAAAAACATCCTGCCTTATCAACTGTAAATGTCCCGGCTCAGGGGCCAAAGGGCAAGTCTATAGCTAAGGTAACCGTAATTGGCTTCTGCCATGACTTCAATGAACAAGAACTTCTGGATCTGGCCGAAAAAGCCGAGAGCGCCGGAGAAGATTTGGAAATGGAGAACGGTCAAAAGGTAGAGGTAATTGATGTTGACAGTACAATTACCGGTGATGATATAATCGCCAGCTCAGATGATGAAGAACAAGGGCCGGGTGAGAATTCAGACGCTTCATCGGGTGAAGGGGGGGCTAGATTTTAATGCAGATAAATGAAATTATCATGCACGGAATTAAAGGTCAGAATACGGTGCAGCCTCTCACTGGTAAAGATATCTTCATTGGGCATAACGGAGCAGGAAAAACCACTCGTTTACAGACCCTTGGCATATCCATGTTGGGATATTGCCCTGGCGAGGGGAAGACTCCAGCCGAAACTTATAAGCTGGCTACCGAGAACGAAATGGAAGTCGGCCTAGTTTTAAATGACTTCAATCTATCAAGAATATTCCAGCGAAAAGCAAAGCAAAAGAAAGATGGGTCAACGGAAATATCTGTTAGTCAAGACATAAGGATTTCCCCTAGCAGAGGGGAGAAAACTCTTGCTCAGAAAGAAGCCCGGATTAAATTAGAGTGCGGCGACTTTCCATCGATGCTGGACTTTCAACAATTCCTTGATCTTTCAGATTCAAAGAGACGAGATTTTATTTATAACCTTTCGCCCATATCTGCAGATTCATGGAACCGTGAACGTGTTTATGAATATCTGGTGGATCATTTACTTCTTCCCGACTTAGAGGCAAATGACCCCGATAAGTACAAAGTTATGGTTACATTAATTTCCGGAGCCATGGAACAATATCCTGCCAGTTATGATGTTCAAGCCGGGATACTTTCAATGTTGGAATGGGCCAAAGCTAAGCAAACGCATTGGAACGAGGAAAAGAAGAATGCTCAGGGCGCTGTTAAGAAACTGTCTGATCTAAAGAATGAGATACAGCAAACTGATCGGAATATCGATACCAATAAAAAGGAATTAGATGATTTGCAGCTGCAGCTGAGCAATGTTAAAGCGCAGATTGCTGGAGACACCGAGAAGGCTAAAGCTATTGAGAAACGTATGACCCGGTTAGATGAACTTAAGAAGTCCATGACTGAGTTGAATAATTCTCTTTCAAAGCCCCTTGATTTATCACACATTGACCAGCAGCTTGGCACAGAAGAGGCCAAGATAAAGGTCATTGATAATACTGCTCAGGTTGCTGAATTGCAGAAGCAACTTGAAGCAAACAGTACAGAGTCGCTTCGACTTCAAGCAGAAGAACGCAAAAAATACGAAATTCTGGTTGAATGCCGTACTCAAATCAAGACCCTTAATTCTCAAACCGAGCATATAGTTAATCAAAAGGGTATATGTGTAATATCCCCATTAATTGGGTGTAATAAGGATTTTGCTCCGTTCGTTCAATGGGCAAGTAAAGAAATCGAGCGGTTACAACAGCTAGAAACTACAACCCAAAATGAGCACGACAATATTACTCGGAGTCTCAATGCTTGTGGAGATAAGGCCAAAGAGATAAACAAGCAGATACAGGAACTTAACACCAACGGAACTGAACAGCAAAAGATTAACGATGCAGCCCGTAAGGTCATAGCCGAACTGAAGCAAAAGAAAGTCGATGAAGAGAACGCTCGGGCAAAGCTGTCTGATAAAGTCAACAGTCTCCAGGAAGAGTACGACAAGCTTCAGGCTGAACCAGTTGAGCCTATTGCTCCGATAGATATTCTGGAAAAACGCCGGGACGGATTACAGAGCCAGATTGACTCTCTAAAGCCTAAACTGGACGACCAGCAAAAGGCAAAGACTACTCTCAGCAATATGCGTTCTTCAATGATTGATTCCAAGGAAGCTACTTATTATGCGGATAATTGCAAGAATCTGGTTGAAACTCTTGGCCCTAAAGGCCTACAGGGGGATCTGGTCAAGGGGATACTGGAACCTATTAGGGGGTCCATCCAGGAGAACTTGATTCGGATGAATATATACAATGACTTCTACTTTCAAACCCTTAGCGATACTGGTAGGGAAGTATTCCAGTTTGGATGGATCAATGAAAATGGTCGTCATGTTAATTTTGATGTGTTATCTACCGGAGAGAAGATACTGCTTCTGTCCGCTATGATGGTAACCCTTATGGATAGATCCCAACCACCGTTAAAGGTCCTGGCCATAGACAATATTGAGAACTTAGATCGAAATAATTTCAAATATGCACTCGCTGGGCTTGACCAGCTGGCAGGTAAACTGGATAACATCATCCTGGCTGGCGTAATAGACCCACCAGAATTAGAAGGATGGAAGGTGTGGAGTCTGAATCAGCCTCAGGAATCTGAGGGGGTGCCACAGAGTGCAATTGCTTAATACTTTGAATGAAGAGCAACGGCAGGCGGTTACTTCAAATGCTCCTGTTATACGTTGCCTGGCTGGAGCTGGCAGCGGTAAGACTCGGGTATTAACTGGCCGGATAGCATACCTGCATCAGGAACAGAGAGTGGGCACCAGTAATATGCTGGCGCTCACCTTCACCCGCCTGGCTGCCAAGGAAATGAAGGAAAGGCTGACCACTCTGGTAGGAACTCAGGAAATAAATAAGTTGTTCTGTGGTACCTTCCATTCCTTCTGCGTACAGGTTTTACGCGAATGGGGACACATGGTAGGCATAGAACCCAATTTCACCATATACGATGAAGAAGATCGTCAGGCATTACTGCAGGCTATTATTAATGATTTGAACGCTAAGAAGGTCAAAATAGGCATGCTTCTTACTAATATGCAAGTCTGGGATAAGGTTTGGCCGGATGGCGATCTGGGTAGGGTAGCTCATGAATATTATTACCGTCTGCGTCAGCATAATGCACTTGATCTGGATTTGCTTTTACATCGGACTAATGACCTCCTAGATATGGAGAGTGTCCGTAATTATTACAGCAATATATACAAGTACGTTTTTGTAGATGAATTTCAGGACACCAACAGCCCTCAAACGGGCATTCTTATAAAATTACAACCTCAAAGCCTTTTTGTTGTAGGTGACGATTTCCAAAGCATCTACGGATGGAGAGGTGCCAACGTCCATACCATAATCAACTTCGGACCGGTAGCAGGGTTTCCTGATCCTGAAACAGTGAAACTAGAACAAAACTATCGTTCAACCAAGAATATTGTTGAGGCCGCAAACCAGCTTATATCAAACAACCTATATCAAACCGAAAAGAAGCTAATATCTGACAGACCAGGTGCCCCAATAATTTGCTACGAGACATATAACGAGCAAGCCGAAGAAAATTTGGTCGCAGATTACATCTGTGAAAATCAGCAAGATACAGACAGGAAATGGTCAGACTACGCAATACTGGCCCGTACTAATGCGAAATTGCACAAGGTAAAGGCCGCCTTTGATATGAGGCAGATACCCTGCCAGATTGTCAACGCTGGTGGCGATGTATTTAAAAAGCCAATAGTTAAGGGCATCCTTGAATTCATATCTGCAGCTTCGAATCCTTCCGACAACATAACTGTGAAGAAAGCTTTTAGCTTTCCAGAGCCAAGATCAACGTCTTACCAAATGGACAAATGGGAACTTGCTGCATTAAACAATGAAATCCCTTTGTTAGATGTGATTGAGAATTCTGATGAACCCGGAGCTAAGGACTTTGATCGTCTGATTAGAGATATGAGACAAGTGCTTGATGAAGATGGTCACGATGTGGAATCGGTATTTGTTAAAAGCGATGAGCTACTGGGCATGTACGCCAAACTCTTGGATAAGGGCCTATTAAATAGATGGGAAGACGTTAAGGAAGCCCGGCGTCAGATAGTTAGATGGAAAAGGGTACAGGAAGAAATGAATGGGCCTATCAGTTATGATGCTTTTCTTCGCTGGCTCAGGACCAAAGATATTCAAGAACGCTTACTTCAAGAGGAAAAGGATGCGGTAAAGCTATTAACTGTCCATGCAGCAAAGGGTCTGGAATTTCCTGTGGTAGTCATTGCGGGTATGAACCAGGGCGTATTCCCATCCAAGAGAGCAGAGGACATGGAAGAGGAACGGCGGTTATTTTATGTGGCAATAACCAGAGCTAAGGATCAACTCGTTATAACTAGGGCCAATGAAAGAGTTGTTTGGGGGAATCATGTTGAAGCAACGGAACCCAGCCAATTTTTAAGTGAAGCTGGATTTAGCAAGGAGGCGACACTAAATGACTGACCACAAAGGCCTTGCGCCCTATAAACCATGGGAATTTTGCAAGTCAATAGATTGTTCGGCACCATTCAGAATTGGTTTAGCAGACTGTCGTGATTGTAAGGCTTACCAGATACACCAATATCTGCGCGAACACGGCCAGATTCTTGAAGAAGGCTCTATGTTGCTGGCAGAACTACATCGCCTGGATAGATATGAGCAACCAGGTCCTAAATGCAACAAAGGTCATGAAAATACATTGCCTATAGCACTATGGGACTGCCCTGTATGCAGGGAAGAAGTGCGAGCCCAGCTTGCCGAGGCGCAGGCCGACAATGCGGCTTTGGTCGGCAAACTTAACGCAATACAGGACTATTTTAGTAATCCCAAAAAATATGATGGAGCATGGACTGAATGGCATTCAGCAACAATCAGACAGTTAATGTCTAAGGCCCATCCCGGCGACTCCATCCGCAAAGAGCTGGAGCGGCTGCAAAACGCGATCAGGGCCACTTGCCGAGAAAGATGCCACATGATCCATTGCACTAAATCATGTCCCTTTTATGCGGCCAGAGAAACCTCGGAGTTAAGTGAGTCCCTGTACCAAGCCAAGGCAGGTGAACCTCATGAGCCTAGCCGATAGCGTCTTAGCCTTAGAGCAGGAGAACGAGCGGTTAAGGGCTGAGAACGAATATCTTACCCAAACCATGGATACTTGGGTGGAGCAGAGAGATGAAACCCTTAAGATCATGAAGGATTCATTGAAGGAAGCTCTGGAAGCAAAGCCGGAGCCTACACAGTCCGAATCGGTGACCAAGCTGCTCGACCTGCTAGAGCCAGACATAGAGCGAACGGAAACAATCATAGTCCATGACGAGCGGCTTAAACAGGTTATAGCCGCGTTCAGGGATATTAGGCCGAAGTAAGAAGGGAGAGGGATAGAGTGAGTAAATATGTTAATTTCGATGAATTGGTGGGAAAGGTTTTAGTGAGATTTGAAGGAGGCGTAGGTTCGGATGAAATATTTTTTCACTGTGATGATGGTGCGAAATATCGAATGAGTCACATCCAAGATTGATGTGAAGATGTATGTCTGGAGGACATAATCGGGGATATAAGCGATTTAATGGGCGCGCCCATATTGTTGGCGGAGGAATCAACAAGTAACGAAAATCCAAAAAGCGACTATAGCGAAAGTTTTACGTGGACGTTTTATAAACTGGCAACTATTAAGGGTTATGTGACTATTCGTTGGTATGGAGAATCTAACGGATATTATTCTGAGTCGGTTGACTTTGTTTTGATTGACTAATTTTTTCTTTATCGCGGCAACCAACGCACTCTGCCCTATTCTAGTCTACGCAGCACGGACTTATTCTATACCTATTTTCTACCTATCAGCGAGAAATTATAGCAAGTGAGGGGAGGACAACCAATGAAATCATCGGTAGCAAGACTTCAACCTATAAGGATGAACAATCATAAAATCACATCATTGACACTCTATAAATTCGAGGCTGAACGCAATAAAATTCTCTATACAATAGGCATCTATCTATCAATCGTAACTTTCTTTGTGGCGTTTATAAGCGCAGGCTGCCTATTGGAAACGTGGGTGGTGACGTTATGATCGCAGGCATTAAAAGTTGTTGGGGCAATGTCATAGGCGAACCTGTACCAGGGTGGGTTGAGCGGTCACTGGTATTCTCAGGAGCAACTATTATTTCCAGCGCGTTAGCCTATTTTGTGAGCGTAGAACTGGTATGCGGATTGGTAGTGCTGCTGAGCTATATCGCAGTAAAGAAAGCGAGGGGATTAACATGATGAAATCCATAACATTATGGGACCCCTGGGCCAGCTTGATAGTGCTCAATCAGAAGAAGATTGAGACCAGGAGTTGGCATGCCGACTACCGGGGAGAACTGGCTATACATGCTGCAAAGAAAGAGGCCTCTCGGTACATTGTATTTGAAGAACCGGCATTTTCCGCCTTAAGGTCTAGACATATAACAAGCGAAAAGGGAACCGGGGTAGAATTCTCCCCAGGCTGCATCTTAGGGCTAGCTAACCTGACAGATTGTTTATACATAGGAGATAACGGACTATACGAATACAAAAAGGTAATCATCGGAGGAAAGGTGCGGGGAAGTATAGGGAAAAAAGTTATGGGACTCCCGATGGGGAACGAGCTGGCATTCGGAGATTACACCGAGGGGCGCTTTGCTTGGATGATGAGCAACGTTCATGAACTCATAAACCCGATCCCGGCCAAGGGGTATCAGCGAATATGGAACTGGGATGAGACTCCGCATCTGGTGACTATTGACCCGTGGGTTATAGGCAACACAAAGATTTGGACACCCAAGGGAGTTGTGAAAGGGAAAAAGTTGGACAAGTATGATGGAGATGCAGTTCAGGGACTAGAAATCAAGGGGGATATAAAGAATGGACGTTAATACAGGACACTTAATGTCGGGAGAAGGCATGCAGGTTATGCGGAGACTTTTTGAGGCAGGTCAAGTGAGGATACCACACTATGACGAAGAAACTACTGCCATGTTAAAGGCACTAGACGAATATATCCCGGTACCAGACGAACTAAACCGGGCCGCGCAGATTAAATTAGCTGGTAAGCCAGAGGCCATGGTCAGCCTGACGTCTGGCGGCAAACTATCAAAGTGGGCAGCGGGGCAGCGGAAAGAGCGGGCAAGGGAGAAAAAACAGAAACGCCAGATGGCAAAGGAATCCAAGAGACGGAATAGGGGGTAATACTGATGGCTAAGAATCTAAAGCCTGGTGATCAAGTTAAGATGGTAAATTGCTGTGAAGCAAAGATGGATAAGTATAAAGATAAGGTGTTTACTGTGCGATCGGAGCCATGGAAATTAGGGCATGGTGAAGAAGTTGTGTTGATCGAAGGTGTGTCTGGCGGTTTTTCAACCGGTTGCCTAGAGAGAGTGAAGGTGGCATAGATGGCCAAGAAGCAATACGGATCTCCTGACCAATACGAGGGTAAGCTTTCCCGAGTCATGGAGCGGTTAGGGGTAGATTCGTACAACTATAACTGGGACAGGCATGGCTGCTGGGTAGAGTTTCGCTATAAAGGTGATCTATACCGATTCGAGCACTCGATTGCTAAAGCAAAATCCAGAGGTGTTGACCTGGTATATGGCTCTGATGCTTTTGCCCAGGTAGTCCTGGCGCTTGAAGACTTAGCCAGGATGGTTGAACGGGGAATATATGAACTCTCTACATGGGTAGCAGGGATGAAGTTTTTGCCGCCGGCAGTGGAGGTACCCAGTTTTCTTAAATATATGGGTTTTACGGATATACCAGCTGGGGCTGCGGAAGTGAAGGAGCGCTACCGGACATTGTCAAAGCAGATGCACCCAGATGGTGGGGGAGACCCAGAGGATTTCAAGAGACTCAAAGAGGCTAGCGAAAAGGCCCTACAGTATTTCGGGAAGGTGGGCGATTAGCAATGAATAAGAGCAAAATTGATTGGTGCGATTATACATGGAATCCCGTCACGGGTTGCTTCCATGGTTGTGAATACTGTTATGCCCGCAAAATAGATAAGCGGTTTGGCGATGGCAATTTTACCCCGACATTTCACCCTGAGAGATTACAGGAACCGTTGAAGGTTAAAAAGCCAAGCAAGATATTTGTGGGTAGCGTATCTGATCTATTCGGAGATTGGTTCTGGCAAGTATCTAAAGAACCCGGAACAGTTACCAGCTATAACATGGGCATGGTAGTAGGAAAAATATTAGATGTTGTTAAGCAATGCCCCCAACACACTTTTATCTTTTTAACCAAGAATCCTAAAGGTATGCAAGGGTTTAATTTCCCCTCTAACTGCTTGTGTGGGACAAGTGTTGAGGATCAGGAGAAGGCAAACGAACGGATACCTGAACTACTGAAGGTGGACTGTAAGACCTTATGGGCTAGTTACGAACCATCTCTTGGGAAGGTGGATTTCGGCCCATGGATAAGGAAATATTATCATGGCGGAATACCAGGATTAAAACGCGGAGAAAAATTACTTCCTCCAAGCATTACCGGTAAACCGACCCTACTGCAATATGCCCAAGAAATTGCTCCGGATGGACCCCAAAGAGCAGATAAGGTTTATTTTACAACAGACAAACACATGGCCAATATATTCTCTTTAGGGTATCCCATGGGTGATGTCTATAGAGCAATACCAGAATCCCCGGTAGAAAATGATCCTGATTGTAATGAACCGGAAATGTCCTTCCAATCTCCTTCTGGGAAAATAGTATCGGATAAAACTCCGTTGCTGAAATGGATCGTTATCGGTGCGCAGACCGGCCCCGGAGCAGTTAAGCCTAAATCGGGATGGATTAACTCGGCAGCAGAACAAGTAAAAGCTGCTAATGTTCCGGTATTTATTAAAGACAATGCTGCTGATTACTATTGGGGAGAATTATTGCCTCGCGAGTTTCCGGGGGTGATGGGTTGAAGCAACTTGAAATCTTCCGGGAAATAATTGTAGATAACTTTGCCGGCGGAGGTGGGGCAAGCACCGGTATATCCCTTGCCTTAGGCAGATCAGTAGACATTGCAATTAATCATGACCCCGCAGCTATAGCTATGCACCGCGCCAATCATCCCGATACAGAGCATTACTGTGAATCTGTATGGGACGTAGATCCCCGTAAAGTAGTAGGTAACAGACCAGTAGCTTTATGTTGGTTATCTCCTGACTGTAAGCATTTCAGCAAGGCCAAGGGCGGCAAACCGGTAGAAAAATCTATTAGGGGGCTCGCATGGATAGCCTTACGGTGGGCCGCAACTGTTAGACCCCGAGTCATCATGCTTGAGAACGTAGAGGAATTTAAGACATGGGGCCCACTCACCAAAGAAGGATACCCCGACCCCGATAAAAAAGGTAAGACGTTCAATTCTTTCGTCAATGCACTCAAGCGACAGGGGTATCAGGTGGACTTCCGGGAACTTCGAGCTTGTGATTACGGAGCTCCAACAAGTCGCAAAAGGTTCTTTATGGTTGCTAGATGTGATGGACAGCAAATAGTATGGCCAGAACCTACGCATGGGGACCCAAACAGTGAAGCTGTAAAATCTGGTCGATTACTTCCATGGAGAACTGCTGCAGAGATTATAGACTGGTCATTACCCTGTCCAAGCATTTTCGATACAACAGAGGAGATTAAGGCTAAGTATGGGATTAAGGCAGTCAGGCCATTAGCTGAAAATACAATGCGGCGAATTGCGCGGGGAGTGCAGAAGTTTGTAATTGAGAACCCTGAACCGTTTATAATGCAAGCTTTTGGAGGCGGATACACTGGCTCTGGTTCAAGCATCAATAATCCTTTGCCAACCATTACGGCAAGAGATCATAATTTTTTAGTTACTCCTTTCCTCGCTCAATATCACAGTTACGAGAGCGATGGAGTCAGAGGCCAAACACTAGATAGGCCATTACTGACACTGGATACCTCAAATAGATATGCATTAGTATCTGCTTTTATCTCTAAATTTTATAAAACAGGCATTGGACAAAGTGCAAATGAACCACTCCATACCGTAACAACATCGCCTGGACATTTTGCAGAGGTTAGAGCATTTCTAACCACTTATTATGGTACAGGCATAGGAAGCAAAATTAATGAGCCATTACCCACGGTGGTAAGTAAAGACCGGTTTGGTTTAGTAGTTGTCGGCGGCTTAAATTACCAGATCACAGATATTGGCATGAGGATGCTAGTTCCAAGGGAGCTGTTTAATGGTAACGGATTCCCGGAAGATTACATTATTGACCAGGATTACACAGGTAAAAGCTATCCTGTTTCAGCACAGGTAGCCCGGTGTGGAAATGCAGTCCCGCCACCATTTGCCGAGGCATTAGTCAGAGCTAATTTTCCAGAATTATGTAAGGCCGTGGCCTAATGGGAGGGTTAGCCCATGATTCAGGACAACCGCATGGAGCTATACCTGCAAGGTAAGACAGATAAAGAGATAGCAGAGGAAGTAGGTAAGTCTAAAAGCGCCGTTACCTGTTGGAGAAGATCTAAAGAATTGCCCGTTAATAATGACTTTAGCGAATTAAGGAATGTCCCTATGGAACAAGCCCTTAACCCTGACCAATGTAAGATTATAAGGGCGTTCTTTTCTAGCCTGCTAACTGCTGCAGAGAAGTGTAGGGGCAAAAAAGATGTAGGACGATTCATGCAAACGTGGCAGGAACTGTATGAGGAAGGTAAAGTGATGAGTCATGGCTGATAAATGTGGTACCTGTGCCTTCTGGCAACCAGAGATACGCGGTCAAATAGGAGCAAACATGACTTACCGAACTCGGGACCCGCACTGCACCCAAATAATGATTAAAGGTAAGCCCAAGGTAAAATATGCGGAGGACAAGCCGGAGAGTTGGTGTTACAAGAGGGCCAGTGATGAACAGCTGGCAAGCAGGGTTAAGGCAGGAATTATTACAGAGGTATAGCAACTTCTGCCCGTGGTCGCGAACGCGGGCGGTTGAAATAAACAATGTTGTGACAGGACCAGTAATAAGGGGAGGAATTATTTATGGATAAAAAGCTAGATTTATCAACCTTGGCAGGCGGAGCAGTAGAAGAAAAGCTGCAATACGCCCTACAGGAAGCGGTGGCGAACATCGCTGACCCCAACACGGACCCCAAGAAGGCCCGTAAAATTACCATGACCCTAAACCTTAAGTCCAATGAGCAACGGACAATAACCACCCTTGATATTGATGTGAAAACCGGACTGGTTTCCCCAAGAGGAATCAGTACAACCTTGCTTATTGACCGGGACAATTCCGGCAAAGTTGTTACCTCTGAGATATATGGCAAAGACCCCAATCAGCAGGTTATGGATTTTGATAACGGCAAAGTAACTGATTTAAGAGAAAGGAGCGCGAAATAAATGATACAAGAAGCACTGCAATATTTGATTGAATTGGGAAGAAAAAGCGATCCTGTTGTCGTGGTAAACGGCAAAAACTACTCTGTCGAAACGCTTACTCCGGTTAAGGAGGTTGGTCCTGCTGCTATAGGATTTAACTTCCTGGATTCATTAGTAAGATACGTTCGGGAGAACATAGATAATTTCCGGCCAAAAAATACCCTAATCATTGAGATCAAAAGCCCCACTGAAGTGAAACTGCACACCGAAATTCTGGGTGATTTCAGCGAGCGGTTCACCCCGATTGTGTGCACCGCTTTACTGGAACAGTTCCCTTTTGGGCGATTCATTGATAACGAGGAATTTATCATTATGGCTCAATCTCGATTCGTGGAAACGGAGGACCTAGACAAAGTTAGAAGGGTAGCAGGTAATGTTAGCAGCGAACAGGTATTGAATTTTTCCGATGATGGTATATCACAGCAGGTAACAGCTAAGGCCGGAATAGCCAGAGTAGAAAACATAATTATGCCTCCCCGGGTGAAACTTGCCCCTTACCGAACCTTTATTGAGATTGAGCAGCCAGTAAGCGAATTTGTTTTCAGAGCCCATGAATCAAACAAACTTCCTACTTTTGGTCTTTTTGAAGCAGATGGCGGCGCATGGAGAATTGAGGCCATGAAACGTATCAAAGTATTCTTGGAAGCTTCCCTCAAGGATACTGAGAACGTCGTAGTTCTTGGTTAACCACTTATGAAGGCAGAGGGGCTTAAACGCCCCCTGCTATTAAGGGGATTGGAGGGGAACCGGTTTGAACCTAATCAAAGAGATTAACGCTTTTTATAAACTTGATATGCCCGGGCAGCTATCGTTCACTGCTCAGAGCCTTTACATGGCCTTGCTTCATGTAGCCAACGAAGTATATTCCCGCAATATAACCCCCTCTAACCCTTTGCTTATGGCTAAAACGGGAATAAGGGACGTTAAAACCCTTGATAAAGCAAGGAAAGAATTGATAGAAATTGATCTCATTAAATATACAGATAATGCAAAATCACGCCTTGCCGGAAAGTATTATATTATCGGACTCGAAAGCCTTCTAGTGGATAATTTCCAGAAAAACACCGGAAAAATTCCAGAGGATACCCAGGAAAATTTCCAGGGGTCTCCCGGGAAAAAACCACCACATATACAAGAAGAGAATATAGAAGAAGAGAATAATAACCCCCTTATAACCCCCTCGGGGGAAGGAGAAAAACCAGATCCTCCAAAATTAACACAATTAGAATCAAATGTCATTCTAGCCTTTGAATACTGGAACGTACAAAACATTATTGTCCATAAGGTATTGAGCCCTGAAATTGAAAAAGCCTTAAAAAAGGCTATCAAAGAGACCTCGTTGGATGAGGTTTTAACCAGCATGTCTCATTTTGAGCAAATGCTCCATGATAAAAAATATACCCTTTGTGACTATACATGGGGCCTAATTACATTTCTACAGCGTAAAAAAGGATTCAAAGAATTTCTGGATGGCGGCGAGAAGTGGATTAATTATAAAAAGTTCCTTGAGGAAGATAAAAACAAGGCTTCGCCTCCGGTAAAACCAAAGAGCGAATATAATTTTTATGTTCCTCCAGAAGTATTGGCGGAATTAGAAGGTCAAAAAAAGGGGGTGCAGGCATGAGCATAGATGAGATGCAGGCCGGGAGAGAGATGGACAAATTAGTGGGAGAAACTTTTAGATTATCTCCTGATTTAAGTTGGCAAATTTTAAACGCAGATGAAACTGCTTCGATATTTAGTGCGAAAAGTGAAAGAGAGGCAGAGGATTATTTGGCAAGGCAATTAAAAAATTATCCTGACAGCATGTTTAAGGACTACCATGTTGGACACTGGAAATTTTATAAGCGATATTCTTCCGAAATGGCAGAAGCATGGAAATTGGTTGAGTTAATGAATGAGGCAGGATGGAATTTTAGCCTTATTAGAAAACTGGATGGCATTAGCGAAGTAAGTTTTTGGCATGGCGTAATAGTGAGAACAGGTTGCCATAAAACCGCACCTCTAGCAATCTGTCGCTCCGCCCTTAAAGCATTGGGGGTGTCGTGATGCCGCATAAAAACCGTAGAACAACCCCGCGTATAATGCCACTGAATAAAATATCTGAGCGCGTGGGCGTGCCGATCAAGCAGGTTGCGGTGCATCTGCCCGAAGAAGAGATTGAGCCAGATTTGACAGGCGGGAACAGCATCAGGACGAAAAAGGGAGTCTGGGATAACATAAGTCCAGGTAAACTGCGGGCGAGCTATACGCCGAGAGGGGGAGGGGCATGATTAACCTGACAGAAGAAGAAGCCAGGGCATTGTTTGGCGACAAATACACCGGTCCTAAGCCAAAGAAAAAGCATAAATACAATGCCAAGAAGGTCATATTGGACGGAATTACCTTTCCATCTCAGCATGAAGCAGAATATTATGCAACGCTTAAGCTCCGTGTTAGAGCCGGTGAGGTTGAGCGGTTTGAGCTACAGCCAGTATTTATTCTACAACAAGCCTTTAAGCGGAACGGCAAGACTGTTAGAGCCATTAAATATATAGCGGACTTCAAGGTTTTTTATCCGGATGGCAGGGTGGAAATAGTTGATACCAAGGGGTACCGCACCAGGGACTATAAAAATAAAATCAAGACGTTGCTAAAACAGAACCCAGATATGTGGTTCACAGAAGCGTAAGGAAGCGGAGGTGTCCTAATGCACACAGTAGCGCTGCCAAGCAGAAATATATTAGTCGCGGGACATGCTGAAACCGGTGATTTCACGATAGACAACACGGTCAAGGTATATAAAGTCATAAATGGAGTGGAAACGTTGGTCAGGACCGAAAATCCGTATCCTGAAAACTGGGGATGCTTTAATTCCGAACCTGTAACTCCCGAAAAGCAGGGCAAAAAGAGCAAAAGGGCAAGATGCCCCAAAAGGGAGCCTCCGCCGAAAGATGAGCTGACGCAGGCGTACAAGGAATTAGGCCCGGCTATATCAAACGTGGCCAAAAGGTATGGTGCAGGGTTCACGACGATTAGGCGCTGGCTCAGGGAATACGAGATCATAGACATATACAACAATCCGATTAGGAAGGTAGGGATAAAATGAGAGACTTAAAGGCTGATAAAGAGATATGCGAGAAGGCCACACCGGGGCCGTGGTACAGGGAAAAAACAGGCGCTAATTTTAATGGTTTTTCATCTGAATGTTTGATAGGAACAACCTCTATATATGCGACAGGAAATAACATTTATGCAGAACCAAAAGGGGGAACGTCTCCGTCAAACGATGCGAATTTTATCGCCGCCGCCCGTGAAGGTTGGCCGGAAGCGATAGAGAGGGCGATTGCTGCCGAAGATAAAATTGATGCATTAGGTCAAACAATAGGTGTATTAGACAGAATGAACGAATCTTTGTTAGATGAAAACGCCCGACTCACCGAGGCCAACGACATACAGCGGGCAAGCATACAGAACTTGTCGGCGCAGGTGGCGGCGTATAGAGATGCATTAGAGGTTATCGCGTATACTTCAAGTATTCCGGGACAGGGCGGGACAGAGCTAGAACATGCTATGCGCTGGACGGAAAAGGCGAATAAAGCCAGGGAGGCCCTTTTGGAACTTGACCCCGGCGCGAAGTACAGGGCGGTTGTTGATGCGGCGAAAACAGACCGACACAAATGTGACAACCGGTGCCACAGTGGATGCCATTGCAACCATTATAGAACCTGCAAACACCTTGCTGATCTGGAAGGAGGGGTGCCTGTCGATGACAAATCCTAAATGCCCAGCATGGAAGAAAACTCTGCGTAAGGTCAAGGACAAATATAAATGCCCTGGATGCCATAGGAAATTTGTCACAGATAAAGAGGGGAAGCTCAAACAGAGTTGGTAGGGGGAGTTAAATACTAACAGGAGGGCAAGGGGATGGGTAAGAACGAATTCAAACCAATAGTGCTAACTAATGATGTTAAAGCCTACATACAAGTAGCAGTTAACGAGGGGATTGAAGCTGGTCTTAAAATAGCGAAGATAAAGAGAAAGGCCGAAGCAAAGGATGACACACCAAAATTTGACCCATTCAAGGCAACCGAGGAAAGGTTATATGCATTACCAACTTTATATCAGAAGGTAGAAGATGATAAAGAGCGGCTAAAGGATCTCGGGGAATATGGTCCTAGCCGCAAAAGTGCTGATATGTGCCGATTCCAACGGGGAGGCCTTAGGTTATCGCAAGAAGAAATAGTCGATACCCTCAAACAAGACCTTATAGCCAAAATTGCAGCCGATGAATATGAGATAGAAACTATTCAAAAGGCTCTCGCTATAGTTAAAGATGACCCTTACTATAAAACCTTAAGCAGGAAATATTTCGACCAGATGTCAGATAAGGAAATTGCAGAGGAAATCGCCAAGGATAGAAATGAAAAGTTCGAAGAAAACAAGGTCTGGCGCAACCGGTCCAGGTTGGTACAAAGAGTTTCAGTTAGGTTATATGGGGTAGACGCATTAAGGAAACAATTAAAGCCGATGTAAATCTTGCCCGCGGATGGGCAGGAAAAATAAAAATTATTTGAAAGGTGGTGAATCCTCCCAGCCGTTAGACGCTATTAATCGAATATCCCTTCCAAAGAGGGGACTTACACAAAGGAGCCGGGATTTATGACCCCGGCTTCTCTGTCTTTGCTTTATATTCATCAATTGCTTGGCGGACTATTTTGCTGATGCTATCCAACTCCTTATTGCCTGCTCGCTTATTGGCCAAAGCTTCATCTTCTAACCATCTGTGCTGCTCAGGTTCGAACATCACCATTTTGCCAACTAAATTTGCCGGGTCAATGTCTTTGCGTGCCAGCCTTACTCCCTCCCTTATTAAAAATCTACCTTAATCTTACACCAGTTGGGACGTCCTTTAGATGCATAGTGCAGCAGATAGTCTTTGCCTTGTTCAAATTCCTTTGACCACTGCGGGTCGCCGCATCTGGTAGCAAGCCCGGGTTTACCGTTGTGGCATGTAATCTCTTCCATGCCTTTGTAATACCCGCAATGTTTACATATCCAGTTTTCATGCATATTATATTTTTCCCTCATACTGACATATATACCTCCTAAGTATACTATACCTGTCCATTCTTTAACATACTGCCAGAAGTAAAGCGCAGGATATATACCCCAGAGCCAAAATCACCGTACCTGCAATAAGGTCTTTCTTGCATGGTATTAACAATTCGATTCCTCCTTTGCTTTTATATCGAGCCACCTGCAGCCCCCGTAAAGGCTCCTGCTGGCAGTTCCCATCGTTGAACAATTATGTCCTCTGGTTTTATATCGCCCTGCAGGGCCATACGCACCCATTTATCAGCGTCCAGGCCCTTTGGCAGCTTGGATCTCCCTTTGTCTGCTAACTGAGAGATACTCATTTTTCTGTCGATGGTATGCTGCAGATCTTGTTCCATCCTGGCCAGTTGTTTAAAGCGCTCCGGGGATATCTCCCGCATGGTTGCCCACTGGTCGGCAGTGCTAAAAATGCAACCGAAACATGATGTACGGCTAAAGCCCAGCCAGTAAGCCGGATGCGGCAGGATTCGGTTTCGCTCTAATATGTCCCATACTTCCCGCTCGGTCCATTCGATAACGGAGCGCCACCATGTTACCTCACGACCATTCTTATTACAGGGGTGTTTCTCTACATTCAGGTACCGGGCTCTGTTAGCTGACTCTTCCCGGCGCTCACCGGTGATTACTAGGAATTTTCCCTCCTGGTAGTCTGGATGATTGTTGAGGGCCCTACGCATAACATCTATTTTCAGGTAGGCAGTACACCAACGCGTCCGAAGATCAACTGCCTTAGCTGGGAATTTACGCCTGGTACTGAATTTCCCGTTTAACGTGGGAAGGCTGATAACCTCTCCCAGGTGGGTAAATTGTACGCCGTTAGTCTTCTGATTCTCCCGCAGCAGCTCTCCTAAAAAGCCGTGTTCCCTCCACTGGAACTCTGTTTCGATGCCCAGGGCTCCTCCAAAAGCTTTGACGTAGGGCTCAGTGACGGGCCAATCTGAGAAAGCTATATCCCCAGGAGCTCCATCAATCGATTGATGCCAGAGAACTATTTTATCCTTCGGGATGCCCAAACCCAAAAGATAGAGGACACAAGCGGCGCTATCTTTGCCGCCGCTTGTGGATACTATAATCCTGTCATACATAGATAGATCGGCTAGTTTGCCAATTTTAGGATTTATGGATTGTTCTAATTCGTCATATTGATATAATGCCTGCATTCTATATTCCTCCCCATATTCTGGAGCCGGTATTGGCCCCGGCTGGCCTTAGGTATCATACTCTGCGTGTTAATTCAATTCCTAACATATCGGCTAACTGAGACAACTCATAAATACGACCCATACGCTCATTGTATTGAGTTTTGCGAGGCATAGGTTCACCGTTAATTTTGAAATATTCGTTTTCCTCTTCAACAATTGCGTCGATAACTGATGTATGTCGATCCATTCGCGTTTGCAACTTTTGTCTTAATTCTTCCATACTATCCGCTCCTTCCGTGGGGCTCGTGGCCACCCTGATATGTACAATTTTAAGCCCAATATGTCAGTATGTCAATAGTGCAATACAGAGATAATTTAATAAATTATGTAGGGACCTTAAGAGGGAGGGACTTGACAAAGTCGTTAAAAAGCCAAGATTTACGGGCTGTTATTTAAATAAAAAACATGAGGTAATAGAGGAACAATGGGAATTACAAAGACTTTTTACAAAATGTAATTGACCGTGAAATTTACTCGGTTTATAATATTCATAATAGGAAAATTGTCCCAAGGAAAACATCGCTTCGGCGGTGCTTTTTTTATGGCCCAACCAGGCTGGTTCTTCGGAGCTGGCCTTTTCTATTTAAGGGGGGTTGCAGCATGTTATATAAGATACTCTGGAATGATTGTGTAGTGTGGGCTAGCATGCCGCAGTATACCAGACGATATGATAAGAGGTTGTGGCCATTATTCAGGAAGTGGTAATTATATAGATGTAACAAAGGAACTGGTTGATGCCGGTTCTTTTTTTATGTCTATGAAAGACATACAGCTACGGTTCTGGCCGGGACCGTCTGAGATTGGGGGAGCCTTGCCTTCCCCCGATCGAGTGCTGAAAATGAAGCTGCAAGGGGCTGGAAAGATGAAAAGGAAAAAGGGCAACTATCTACAGTTGTCGCGTCTCTTATTTAGGGACGATGACGAAAAGTTTAAAAATCTATCCTATCAGGCCAAATGGCTTTATGTAGTCCTGAATGAGTTAGAACATAGATTTTCCGGCACACAAAAGGAAGACTACTTTTGGAGGTCTAATGAAGAATTAGCCAAGGATGCAGGAATGAAGCTATCGACTCTTAAGCAAGCCAAGAAGGAACTGCAGGACAAAAATGTGGTGCAATCCTGGCAGATGCACTGGCGAGATCCGACAACCGGAAAGAAGTCTGAAAAACACGTTACGGCCTACCGAATTAAGGAATAATTATAGGGGCAGAAGTTGTATATCAACCTTTGGGCAGAAGTCAGTATACAACCGGGGGCAAAAGTCGTATTTCGACCCGCATAACTAAGAATAGACTCTTAACTAAGAATAGACTATATATATTTAAGATTTAGTAAGTAACATACCCCGCTCATATTTTGTGGTAGAATTAGGAAAAACGAGAGGGGAAATGGGAAGAATGAAGACGGAAGATATTATTTACAGGGTGCTCGAAGCTTTGGATAAATCACTGGACGAAGATAAACCTGATTTTAAAGACTTAACGCCTGATGTGTTAGGAATAAGCAGGGAAAGACGGGATTATATACTTGAAATGATGCAAGATGCCGGCTTAATCAAAGATGTAAGTTTTCCAAAGGGAGGAAATGGTAGAGCACCCTTAATGGCAATGATGGACCATATGAATATAACCTTGCGCGGGGTAATGTTTTTAGCAGAAAACTCCACTACCAGTAAGGTAATAAAAGCCGCCAAATTACTGAAAGATGTGATTCCCGGAATATAAACAACCCCCTACAGCCCCTGCGGGGGCTTTTTTAATGCTCTTTTTTAAGGGAGGTGAGCTTGATGGCAGATAAGTTAACCCCAAAGCAAAATATGTTTGTAAAAGAATACTTAGTGGACTTGAACGCCACTCAAGCTTATCTTAGAGCTGGGTATAACGTGAAGAGTGAAGATGTTGCAGCAGTAAACGCTAAGAGGTTGCTAAGTAATGCTAAGATTGGCATCGCTATCCAAGCTGAAATGAAAGATCGAGAAAAACGGACGGATATCACGGCGGATAATACATTGATAGAGTTTGCAAAGCTAGGCTTTTCGGACATTACAAACTACCTGGACATTAAGACCCTGCTAATCAAAATAGGTGAGACCGAGGATGGCCAGCCGATCTATGAGAAGCGGGACGAGATTATACTTAAAGATTTCAGCACCTTGACCAAATACCAGACGGCAGCCATTGAATCAGTTAAGTATGGCAAGTATGGCCTAGAGTTTAAACTGCATGACAAGAAGGGCGCCTTGGACTCAATAGCCCGACATCTAGGTATGTTTGACAAGGACAGCCTTAACGTAAATATGGTTAAGAAGTTAGAGGACTTTTTCTAATGGGATCCGCGCCTATTCATGGGGTGCTATCCGCTTATAAGATCATCAAGAAAAGGCGGGAAGAGTGGGAGAAGTACCACGACCCCGAGAAAGACCGGGAGTATGTTGAATCGGTAGCCGAGAAGTTAGTAAATCCAGAATGGTCAGCTTTGCGAGAAGAGGTACACAAAAACCCCGAATACCTAGTTGAAATGGCAATGATTATCGTTGATAAGGACCGCAAGACGGTTCCTTTCTTTTTAAACGAGGTCCAACAAGACTTCATTGATGATCTTAACCAGGCCATAGCTGATTTCACCGCCGGAAAACGTCTAACCCTTGCGTTTCTGATTCTTAAAGGCAGACAACAGGGCTTTACCTCTATTATTACCGCTTATCAGTTGGCCTGCAGCATAACCCGCCGCAACTTTGCCGGATACACGTTGGCCGATGATGGGGACAATACCGAGGCTATATTTCAAGATAAGGCTAAATTCCCCTATGACCAGTTCCCCGACAAGCTAAAGCCGCATGAGAAGTACAACAACCGCAGGGAGCTCCTATTTGACAAGCTCAATTCTGTTTGGCGTGTGGCTACGGCAGGGAAAAAAGGAGTAGGCCGATCCAAGACCTTGAACTTCTTCCATGGCAGCGAGGCTGCGTTCTGGGACAACATTATAGATATGCTGGCCAGCTTAGGCCAGGCGCTTACCAAGTCTTGTATCAAGATCCTGGAAAGCACGGCTAATGGCTTCAACCAATTTAAGGATCTATGGGACGAGGATAATGAGTGGGAGCCGAAGTTCTACGCATGGTGGCGGACCTCTGAATACTGCCTCAATTTCGAAAGTGATGTTAAGGAACAGGAGTTTAAGGATAACGTCAAGGCAGCAATAAAGGGCAAATGGGAAGATACCAGTAAGGAATGGGCCTATTATCGTTGTAAGTGGCTGCTTAATGACATTGGCCTAGACTGGCAGCAGATATATTGGTACTACCATAAATGGGTCGAGCTGAAAGCCCTGGTAAAGCAGGAATACCCATGCTACGCAGAAGAGTCATTCCTTGCATCCGGGCGCTGCGTGTTTGACAAAGAGGTTGTAGCGCTAAGAATTGAATACCTTAAACAGTTATACAAGGAGCGGCCATATAAAGTGGGCCGCTTTAACTTTAAGTGGAATGACCCGGATACAAAAGACAAAATACTGGACTACTCCATTGAATGGGTCGACGATCTACAAGGGCCGATCCGGCTTTATGAGGAACCTCAATTCGGTTATCCATTTGTTGTAGGTGGAGATACCAAAGGTGAGGGTAAAGATTTCTACACTGGCACCGTCATAAACAATGTAACCGGAAACCGATGTGCAACCCTTGATATGCAGCTGATGAACTCCAAGCCATTTACCTGGCAAATGTACTGTTTAGGCCGATACTTCAATGATGCCTTAATCGGGATCGAAATGAACTGGAATACGGCTCCGATTGAAGAATTGGAAAGGTTGGGGTATCCACGGCAATATGTCCGTAAGAAATATGATTCTATGGGCAAAGAACTCAAAAAGCAATTCGGTTGGAAAACAGACGGCAACACCAGACCCGTGATAATTGATAAGTCTGCATCAAGCGTCGATGAATGTATCGAGTGCTACAACGATATACCGACCTTACAAGAAATGCTCAGTTTTGTTTATGACGAGAACAATAGGCCCGATGCCGAAAGCGGTAAGCATGATGACAAGCTTTTTTCCGACATGATAGGTGATGAGATACGCTGGCAGCAGACCACAAAAATCAAACAGCCCAAGGAAGTCCTAACGGGTGACGCAAAGAAAATTCACGACCACATTGAGAGCCTTTCCAAGAAGAAGAAGGCCAAGAGATACGGATAAGGAGGAGAGAGATTTGACACAAACAATATTCATAATCGCATTGGCACTCATAGCCCTCATGGGCATGTATTCCACATGGTCAGTTACCCAATCCTTTAAACAAGCCCAGTCAACCTGGCAAGCAGAGCGCAAAGACCTGCTCGATAGACTGATGGCCAGAGACTTACCCGAGGTCAAGCAGGCTCAGGCAATAGAATCCAGGACAGATAGAGTAAAACCCACTAGCAAGCGGCAGAATGACGCCAGGATAATTGAGATGGCCGAGAAGGCGGGAAGGGAATAGATGAAACAGTATATCAATGGTTTTTGGATGTGGGACCATGCAACAGGAAACATTGGGCACTTGAAGTCTGGCGAGTATAACCAAATGGAAGCTCTAAAAGAAGAGGATTTCGATATTATTATACCGAGATCCCATGTCAATGAGTTGGTTGACTTCCTGGACAAAAACAATCTCATTAAACCTAAGATGGACAACCAAAGCCGGGATGCTGATCTTAAGATCGTGCACCGGCTGCTTGATGTTATTGAGAAGAAACTTCCGGGAGATTAATTTAACGGAAGGTAGTGCTGATGAATAATACCTGGGCCTGGCTGTTTGAGGCATTGGAGCGCATGGGCGAACGCATCAGCGCATGGAAAGAAGGTGAGCTAAGTGGGTAAAACCAAGGGCAAAGGAAGCACCTTAAAGAAAGGCACTGGCCACAAAGGGAGTAAATAACCCGAGAGGCGGTGATCGCTCATGACTAACATGAGCGAATAAACGATGATTATAGTTTGATTTAAGGAGGATAAATAGATGCCGAAATTCAGAAAGAAACAATCACCTATTGACGCTGAACCCTACACCCCCGGCATGGAAGATTGCTGGCTGTTTAATGGGGTAGCATATTCACCTGACCAGATGGAAAAGACAAAGCATGAATTACAGGGATTTGCCCCTGCAATACGGACGATTGACGGTCCTATAGCTGTATTCCCTGGTGACATGATTATAACCAGTGAGAATGGCGAAAGGTGCCCGGTTAGACCTGAGATATTTGACCGAGATTATGAGGCGGTTGAGGAAACCGTTATTAATGGGGAACATGCCGCTAATACTATGATAAAAGCACAGACCATGGAAGCAAAGGAACCGGAGATCTCTAAGAAACCAGCTGCACCTAAGAAGCCGCCTGCCCCGAAGAAACCAGAAAAACCTAAGAAGTAGTCAGCCGGGCCCGTGTAAAAGCGGGTTTTTACATTTTCTGAAAGGTGGTGGTAACCGCCAATGCAAATGAAGGATATTCAAGACGATCAAGACCTGATTACATACGGTAATGAGTTCTTTACCCAAAGCGCCAAGGCCAAACGCGCAAAAGAGCGCCAATGGATGCTCAATTTAGCATTTTTAGCCGGTGACCAGCTCGTAAAGGTCAACAGTCACACCGGTGAATTAAACCGGGTACCGGTAGAGTACGACCCGGAATGGGTAGTGCGTATAGTCGATAACAGAATACTACCTGTATATCGCACAATCATGGCTAAATTAACTAAAAATAAGCCAATCCCTGATGCTCAAGCTCATTCGAGGGAAGAGAACGACATTCAGGCAGCCAGAGCAGCTATAAAATTAGAGGTTTATCACTGGCAAATGCTTGATTTAGACAATATTCACCCGGAAATGGTTGGTTGGATGGTCGCTTGCGGCAAAGCCTACTATAAGCAGTTCTGGAACCCCAAAAAGGGCGAAAGATTAGTTGACGATGACCCTCGTATGTTGGAGTTAATGAACACAGACAAGGGATTAACTCCTGATGGCAAGCCGCAGAACGACCAAGGAGTACCGCTGGATAAGATCGATGTGTCAACGGGTGATACCGACCTGGTTCTTCGTACTCCATTCAATATTTACCCGCAGCCTGGCAAGAAACGGCTTAAGGACATGACCATAATTGGTGATGCGGAGATCATGGACGCAGAAGAAGTATGGGAACTGTATGAGGTTGAGGTCCAGAGCGAGAAGGAAACGCAACTCACTGGATTAAATGCCAGTTTAAGCGGTGCCGTTGGCGATAACAGGCGTAAAACCGAGAAGGATATTGCCAATCCAGTCACGGTTAAAGAGTTGTATATCCTCCCTTGCAGAAGGTTCCCGAAGGGTATTAAGTACCGTTGGGCAGGTAATCAATTGTTAGGCAAGCCGGAAGCTTGCCCCAAGATCCGTATCGTTGACTTTAATCTAATCAATATACCTGGCCAGTTCTTTCCCAAGGGTATTATCGATGATCTTATCCCTATCCAACGTAGGTGGAACCAATTGTTAAGTAAAATAGAAATGCACAATGACCTTTATAATGACCCGCCTTCTGTTTATGACAGTTCCCGGATAGACATTGATGATTACACGACTGAACCAGGGATATTTATCGAGAGTCTGGTACCTGGCGCCGATGTTCGCGGGGCAATTTCTCCCATAACGGTTCCTTCACTGGATAATGCCATATTCAAGGAACTGGAAATACTGGACGCACAGTTTGAGATCGTCCCGGTGATCAACAAGGTATCATTCGGCAAAGATACGGCCAATGCTACCAGTGGCAAGGCTATCAACTTCCTGCAGGAGAAGGACGATGATATTGTCCGGCCTCTAATCACCAATATTGAAGCTGGTTATGCGAAGGTATTCCAGAACGACTTTGAAGAATGTCAGGAAAATTACGATGAGGACAGAGGCTTTGCCATAGTCGGTGAGGATAACAAGATAGAATGGGTTGACTTCCAGAAAGCCGACCTGCAATCCAATCTAACCCTGACGGTTGAAGCTGGATCTGCTATGCCAAGCAGCAAGGCTGCCAAACAAAGCATGGTTATGGAAATGTTGACCGCGGGATTCTTCACTGACCCACGCACAGGCAGGCCAGACTTCGCCAAGGCTCTTAAGTATCTGGAGTTTGGTAGCGTAGACGATATTTACCAGGATAATGCCCTGGATTGCAACCAGGCCCAGCGAGAGAACGAGAAGTTAAAGACTGGTCAAGAGGTTCAGGTATTAGACTGGCATAACCACGAGGCCCACTTCTATGAGCATAATCGTATGAGAAAGACCACTGATTATGAAATGCTGGACGATGGCATTAAACAGATAATTGACGCGCATTGTTTGATGCACCAGGAGGCATTGAAGCCACCGGCTACACCCACTCAACCCGTTAAGCCGGGAGGTGGCAATGTCCAACCTGAGGGACAATCGGCACAAGTCCAACAGCAAATGCCAACCGAACAGGAAGTAGCAGACTTTATGCAATTTCTAAAACAGACTAGGCCTGACATAGTTGAGCAATTGTTAGTTATGTCGCCTGAACAACGAACCCAAGAGGTATTGGCGATGATGCAGGAAATAGCGGCGGCTTCCCAACAACAAGGCCAAGCACAGCCGCCACAGTCGCCCCAACCAGTTCAACAAAGTCCACCCGGGCCGGTACAATAACTCTCCTTGTTGTGCCGGTCTTGCCTTCGGGCAAACCATAGGAGAACTTAATAACGTGGCCCCTGCGACTAACCCACAATCGGGAGTCGCTTTTTTATTGCCCAAGTATATAGCACCAAGCCGTATAGGCAGTGCATAAGGAGGATTTTATTTATGCGTTTCACAACAGCCAACAGACTGACATCTTGGAGAAATCACCCACTGTTTGATGCAGATGACGGTGTCCCGTCTGGTGGCGCCCCTGCTCCTGTTGATACCAATACTGCTGCTGCTCCTGCAGAAACTACTCCGCCTGCAGCAGATGCCAGTATGACCCGGGATGAGTTCAAAGCGTCATCTTCATTCCTCAAACAGTTTCAGGCAAGTCAAGAAGCCGGAACCGACCAGAAACCCGCTGCCGAAGTACCCAAGGAGAGTACGGTGGTGGATAATTCCGTTCAACCTGGCGAAAAGACACCTGAAACGAATGAAGCGACGACGACTAACCCAGATGAACCCATACCGACTGTTTACAAATTGCCTGATGGCCGGGAATTGACCTTTGAGCAAATAAGCGAGCTCGAAAAAGGCTCGATGATGCAAAAGGATTACACCCAAAAGACCCAGACATTGGCCGAGGAAAGGCGGGTATTTCAGCAGGAAGTAGAGCAATTCAAGCCGTACAAGGAGCAAGCCGAAAAGGCACTCCAATTATCGGCGGCCTTCGAACGCGATCCCATTGGCACCCTTAGAAAATTAGAAGAGTTCTACGAGAATACAGGGATTTATGA